AACTGGTCGGCAATGAACGGTGTGTTGTTGGCATCTTCATAACGTCGATCATCGTACCTGCGCATCAACTTCAAGTACATGGTAGCCACTTTTTCCAACGCATCTTCAATAACTAAAGCTCGTCTTTTGGCTCTGCTTGAACCAAGTCTTGCCAATTGCGAAGCGTGCCCTGCGCTGCGCACCCCTGTTTCTCCCCTGCCTTGCAAGACCGAAACAATGCCCGATGCTTCTGCAAACATGTTGTCAATTTCAGCAATCTCGCGGAACAAATCGTTGGGGATGCTGGGTGCGAGTTGTTCTACCTTGGCGTTGGGTTGATCGCTGTACAACAACCCGCCTGCACGGTTGAGTGCAAAATTCTTCTCGTCCGGCATGCCCAGGAACCCAATCAACGCTGTGGGGGGTGAGACTTGCTTGTTGAGCAGATCCAGAATTTCTGACATGCGTTTGTTGCGCATCTGTTGTAAAAACACCAACTGTGCGGTTTCTGAGCGTCCCCAATAGTAGTCGTACTGCGGGTTGGGGCACAACTGAATAAGTGGAACTTCTCCTTTGAGGTAAACCGAAGCCATTTCTCGGTCATAGATGACCACATCTGGGTCTGCAATGGTGACAAACTGGTAGTCCTCAATGTCATCGTTCCAAATGTAAAGTTCCCGCATCTCTGCCAAGTTTTCTGCTACCCGTGGCCTGTAGCGTGAGATGCCACCCAAATCAAGGTTGACGTTGCCATAGATGGTGGGATTGACCTGAGACATAAGCAAACGTTCAACACCTTCCGGCATATCGGCCTGAGATTTCTCATTAGAAGTCACACGCTTGACAATCTCTTCACGTTTTGGATGTTTGTATAACCTACTATAAAGTTCTGACTTGGTGATGTAATACTTTTGGCAAATTGCTTCCTGCCTGTCTGTGTTGCAGATGTCTTCCCGCAGCACACCGACCTGGGCAGGTTCTACGACATAGGGATGTATGCCTTTGTTGTAGACAAGTTTAATGAACGTACTGTTGTAGCAGAGGGACCAGTTCAGAGCTTGGCTGAACATTTGATCGGCGTTGGAGTTGTTCCATTCATCATTAAGTGCTTGTGTGAGGACTGAGACCTTGGATTGTTCTGCCTTGTTGACCGAAGCCCCCAGCATGATGCTAAACCGTGTTGTTTCGGCCGAGTAGAGGAACGATGCAAGTTGGTCAATGTGCGGATAGATTTTGTTGTAGTGCGCCGGTGCTTCATCCGGTCCGCTTCCGAAAAGAAAAAAAGATCGCAACGTCTGATAGTCTGCCCTACGCTCTTGCATACTGACCATGCACTTGTGTGCAATGTCGTTGTAGAACGCCTCGCGCTCAAGCAAATTGCTAGGAATTTTCATGTAGAAACTTTCAAGTTCTCATGATCGCGCATGACTACGGCTGGACGCAAACGCGGCAAGGATACACCCGAATCTCTGATCGATGCAAGACCTTGCACCTGCTCACCTCGGATAGACTGCAAATTAAACTGCCCAATTTGGGAAGGATTTCCCCACTGTACACCTAAGTTTTGACCCCTGTTTTTCAAAAGTGCGTGTTGCTGGTGATCACCTTCACGCGACGACTTGATGTCTGTCATCTTAAAATCGGTAGCAAGTTGGCGCAACGTGGTGTCCGCATGCTTGGTGCGATCCGACTTCATTGCCACAGGCTGCAAGAACACCATCTGCACATCCTCACACCCATGAGGACACACACCATCAGCGCTCTCAAAAAACCCGTGCACTGAACACTTGTAGTCATGTACGACGGACATTGTTTCGCTCCATTTGTTCATCCAGCCGCAAAAGGCTGTAGTCATACTTGTTACGCACAGCAGAGTGTACCTTGAACCCATCGCTTGTAAACACCAAGCGTGTCTCCCTACGCAACTCCGGCTTGGGTTCCTTGCGGAACTCAATCTCTTCTCGGCCAAACCTAAAACGCTTCTGAATCGTCTCGCCATTTCTCAACGCATGGTACGCCTTGCTCGCACGGTACTGCAACCGAGCACTTAACGGCTGCGTCTTGCGCAAGAACACATCCCGAATTACTGTGGTTGATACACCACACAAATCCGCAAACAAGTTGACCGTAATGCCCGGGTTCGGATCAGCAAAGATCCTCGTTACCAAACGCATCAACTCCCTTTTACTGAAGACGATTTCCTGCATGAGGTGCTACCCCTATCATCTGTAAGTAGTTGTTAATCTGCCTGCCTACAACCTGGCTCTCAGGTGCAAGATTTTCGGCCTCTTTAACCGTCTGCCGCGTCACCCGCATTTGTATCAACCTCGGTTGCACCTGCTCGGCAAAAGCCGCACAGGCCAACGCCGTCGCTACCACTCGATCATCCTTGTTCCTGCCATACGCATGAATACTCGACCCCTCCCGCACAAGCGCCTTCATTTCCTCCAACAGATCCACCGAAAACACCTTCATCATCCCACGCTCAAACAAATCCTTAAAGTAACTCATCATCCTTTCCTTCGTCGCTACCGTCGTCTGCCACCCAAGAGACATAGTCGGACCACCAAGCGTGTCATTCCTCCTCCACAAATAATGTTGCATGTTGCTCAACACCGCCATCAACCCAGTACCATAACTCTCCTGCATCGAAAACGCCTGCCTCTTTAAATTCTTCAACTCATTCAATACCGCCTGCCCAGGACCATTGACCTCCAAATTCAACGTACTGTTCCTGTACGCACCCGCTAAATAACATATTACCCAAGCAAACTGATAAGTGTTCAACTCACTCGTCGCAAACTCAGCTACCTGATCTAACCCATCCGCATACGCCCGATACACTTGGATACAAAACCTATCTGCCCAATCCGAACTACCATACGCAGGATCAGCACCAATCACATAATAACCCTCAGCTACAGGATCTTGCCATACACGCATCGTAGCAATCCTCTCCGTACTCCTCAACAACTCCGTGTCCACAAACACATTCCCAATGCTAACACGGTAATAATCCGTGCCCACCTTCTTCGCCATCTTCATCGCATCCGTACACCTGGCATTACTAAAATACGAACTGCCAGTCATCACAAACGCATAGTCTTCCGTAGGAGGAAACTCTTGATACATCAACGCATCATCTTTTATCCCCTCCGCTAATTTCCACCTCCACCACGCAATCTGCCTGCTATTCACATCAAAATTATGCTGACGCTTGACATCCTTTACCCACTCCTTCTCCTCCGCACTCAACTTCCCATCCCAATACACCTTATAAATATCACTATCACCACTCACCTGATACAACTCATTCCTCCACCAACCACAAAATATAGCATGCTGCGTCCTCGCCCTCTTGGCAGTTATATACATATCATGAAACATGTTAAACCCACGCGCAGTACTCTCAAACAAATATAGTCTATTTGGATTTGTTTCCGCCAAACTAGCTAACAAACTCGCTAAACCCTCCTCATCCCCCCAACTACTCGTTTCCGTACCATGCAAATACGTTATAGCCTTACCCCTACCCAAACTCCCCTTCGCCCTTATACCAGCTACCTGATAAAACAACCGACTCCTGTTCTTCAATACCATCTGGCTCCTGTTATGGGTCACTAACGGTATCTTATACTCAGGCGGCAAACCATCCATATACATCGACAAAGTTGTCCTGAAAACCTCCCTATTCTCCTCCGTGTCCGTCGTCAATGTACCCTGAAACCCAGGATGCAAAAAATGCCAATATAAATCCAACGCTAAACTAATCGTCGTAATTCCTAACTGCCTGCCCTTCAATACCACAAAAAAATGTTTACCCTCCTCTAACCCCCTCCCAATCTCTTGCATCACAAACCTCTGCGTACCCAATAACTGAGCACCCAACTTCCTCATTCCCTGCTCCTTCGTCTCCACCGTCAACTCACGGCAAAACCGCTCAAACTTCTTCACATCAAACATCACTACCTCCCAAAAACATAATTTTCTATGGGGGGAAGACCGGAGGGGTGCGCGCGCCAGCCAACTCCAAACCCCATTGCATTGACCAGTCGCGGCAAACACGACCTAGCCGATTGAGTGCAGCTACCCCATACCCATGCCCATGCCCATGAGACTGTCGACCATCGATTGATCGCGCCCATGCCCCAAAGTACCACAACCCATTGCCCCATGCCCACGCGATCAAGGCAGCTACCCCATGCTCGGTTAGCGCCTATAACCCACCGCCGTTCCGACCCTCAATTGGTCCTATAGATCCTATATGTAACATTGTGTAAGTATTACCCATCATGATACTTTAGTATTGCTTCACCGCGTGATGATGCACCGTAATATTGAATGCGGAACACACACATAGGGGATGTATCTCACACTTCGGCATTTAGGATAAATCATGAAAGTACACTTCGTCGCTGAAAGCAGTAACTCGAAAACGGGTCCGATTCCCGTTACTTATAGTGAGCGCAGTAGTTGCCCGCCGTCATGCCCGCTTGCGGGTGCGGGCGGATGCTACGCTGAGGATTACTACGTTCGGATGGCATGGGACAAAGTACCTATGCGCGGTGAGTCTATCAGCAAAGTTGCAGCGAAGATTGCTGCACTGCCTGAGGGGACGCTGTGGCGCCACAATGTCGCAGGTGACTTGCCTG